TATTGTAATGTTATTGGATCTGATGCCAAGCAACTTCCAACAATAAACAAAAGTAATAACACAAATGTTTCATATGATGCGTTTGTCAAATGGCTTTTCAAAGTCGACTCAACACTAACCAAAAAACAATTAGGTGTTAATGGTTGGTATGGTGCTAATATTTCCCAATGGAAATCAATTGGAAATATTATCGTTAAGCGTGGTAAATATCACTTAACAAAGGAATGTATAGAAGAGGGTAACTCTCTATATAAACGTACTAAAAAAAGAGAGTTGAACCATTATAAATATTGGGCGAAACGCTTCGAGGATTTATATTGGGAACAAAGGCAAAAAAACCAAATATTAAATAGAGAAAAGTTTCAAGAAGAAAGAGAGCAAAAAAATATTAACTCCTTTCTTTATACTATGGAATCACTTATTGAGCAATATAATTATTTAAAAAAATCGCTATGAATAGAAAATCTTATAATATTTGGAACGAAATTAATTCGTGTGCATATTCAAGTGCAAAAAGCTATGGAGTAAAAGACCATAGCGAAATAAATTCCTTTTATGGAAGTAGCAAAACGCACTCCTCAAAATTAGGAACGATAAAATTTAGTAGGAAGCATTTATTTGATAATTGGTATTCCTATTGTATTTTATTAGATGGTAAAATAATTCGACAAAGATACTTTAATAATAAAACTAAGGAACATCGAAAAAGGTTACCAAGATCAAATGTTAAAATAAATACTTACTAATTATGGAAATATTATTAAACAACATTATGTTTTATGGGGCATCTTTGATGTATGGTTATATGCTTTATATAATCATTTTCCCACCTAAGCAACAATAAAAATATAATTATGGAAAAAGCAATTTTAAATCCAATTGATGAAATAATTTTTCAAGTGATAATGTACAAAAATAATTATATCACTTACGAAGATTTAAACCAAGCAATTGGGGAAATATTTAAACATTATAATATAGAAAATAAAAGAAATTAATTCTTTTTTCTTAATTAGTTTTTGTTTGAACCCTCTAAAGTAAAAGAATTCTTTAGGGGGTTTTTTTATGCTCTTTATTTTCTTGATCTGATTTAGCTACAAAAAAAAAGGGGAAGAAACAAATCAACCCCATCGTATTGAACCCTATCGTATTGAAACAACCCTATTAAATCTATTGACCTATTGAATCTACAATCAATACAAATACAAGTAGGAAACCTGGCATTAAAAATATTAGTGCTTCCATTATTTATTTATTAATTTAGTTACTAATGTTGTCGCTAGGTAAATTATGAAAAAATATCCATAGGAATTACCACTACCTATTAAGTCTACAATTGTCAATATCAGAAAGCTGATAGCCATACATACATTTATTATGGTGGCAACAAATATTAATTTATACTTAATCATAGACTTGATTTTAATGTATTAGACCTTTTGAGTCTATTGTTCTCTTCTCGTAGCTTTTTATTCTTTTGATTCAGCTTACGATTTTCTTCTGACAATCTTTCTACTCGATGGTGAAGAAATTTAATTAATGATTCTTGTGCTGTCATTGTTTTTCCATTTATCTATTATTTGTTCATCTGTTGAGTCATCTATATAATATGTATAATCTCCAATAGTTATATAAATACTTTCTTCACTTCTCTTATCAATTACCATTTTCTTTTTTATTTTTCTATCTACTACATTTGGCAAACCCTTAAAGGTTTCATATTCTATATCAAAGTCAAGTGGAAACCCACACCTTTCACAAAATACTAAAGTATCTTTAGGGTTATCATATTCGCATTGCTTACAATATGTTTTTATGTTATCCTTACTAAGCATTTCATACATCGCAGTCAGCTCAAACTTACAACCTAATTGTCTACAATTTTGATCGGTTGATATATCTCTCATACTATAATAATATTCAGTCATAAATTTATTGTAGGCATCTTTTTTATCTTTGCCATCAATAGCATATTTAAATTTCTTGAGTTCTTGGAACTCTATAACAAAACCATTTTCTACCTTACTCATCTTATCCATCTTCTTATTTCGTTATACTCTCCTACTTCTATCTCGATTGCTTTCTCTATTGTTTCTCTTTCCCATTTAGGATCTGACAACTTATATACTAGCATCTTTGTATAGCTTATTCCATTTTGTAGATTCATTTTCTCTACACATTCAATAACTCCATAGTCAGATTTATCTTCTCCAACATATGTTACGTAGCCACTTAAAGTAACTCCCCACATTTCTAAATATTGTTTGCATACTAAGTCAAGCCAAGCAAAATATTGCTTAAACTTTTCTCCACCATTCCAAGCAAGATATTGATTGCCATATTGTCTTTTGATATACCATTGATTATATCTACTTGGGTAGGAATTCAGATCGTGTCTTTTAGTTTGTATTTTGTTGAACCTATCAACTAATACATCATCTAGGTTTTTACTTAACCTAAATTGTCCGATAAATTGTGTGTTATATCCCATATTAATTAATATTTATATTTTCTAATTGCTCAACGTTTTCTTCTAAGTTATCTATAACTTGTTCAGTTAAGTTTTCATCATCAATAGATGGTAACCTATCAATGTCTTGCTTTAATTCTTCCATTCTTTTTAAAGCCCTTTCTTGTAATTTTAAATAGTAAGTAGTTAGTGCCATAATTAATTTATTTGTCCTAGTTCTCTTAATCTTTGTACTCTTTCGTGTTCCATCTTATCATTCAACTTTTGAATTGCTTCTTGTTGATATTGTATATCTTCTTCAAGAACACCATCTACTAATTTATATTGTAGTTCAGTTTCGCACTCCCAAGAAGTCCAATAAGTATTAAAGTGATTATATGCTATGTCAAGTATGTCATCATCTTTTTTATATCTATCAACATCAAATACTTTGTCACCCTCAGCTTGATGTATATTTAGCATTAAGTCTTTTGTATACTTAACAACATCTTTTTTATACTTAAAATATATACCCTCATCTTCATCATACCAACCCTCATTCATTCCCTCATTTGTTATACTACATTGTCTTGCATACCTCTCGTTTTCGTACACATTGTGTTCAGTAATATAAATCTTTTCGCTACCCTCAGATCCATCGAAATAGAATTGGTCATACTCATCAGTATAGATTTCATTCGCTTCAGCTCTAGCTTCTTTAACTAGTTCTTGAAATTTAGTCACGACTTCTTTCCAAGATGTAAATACTTGGTGGTCGTTGTAATCTTGTAGATTACTTGTAGTGTGTAATATATATATTCTCATAATAATAGTTTAAATTAGACTACTAAGATAAAAAAAAACTAAGTTATATACAAGTTATATACAATAAAAATATATATTTGTCAGATCAATGAAACATTATAGAATAATTTTACTAGCGATAGTGTGGACATCACTCGTGATACTATGGGTGTATGCTATGTGCTTGTGGTTCATATAACCTATCGTATTGAAACCCATTATGTTGAACCCAATTAAGTTTAGCGAATAACGTAGACTCCTTTGTTTGCGTTAGCTAAAAAGTATTGCGTACAATAACGTAGTGAATCTATGTGATGGTCGTATTTAGATATTGGCTTTGTGTTTCTTTCGTGCCAAACATAATTGTTCAACTCCTTAATCAGCTCTAAACTATTTGAATCTACAATCAGATCGTAGTCTTGTAGAAGTGCAATACCCGTTAGTATTGAACCCTTTCTTTTTATAGTAGGTTTTATATTACAATATTCTTGTAGTTCCTTAATTAATCTTGGTTCAGCACTATCACATATAATCAGATCATCACCTGCATACCTACGATTAGCTTCGCCAATCTCTTGTGTTGACATACCAGGTTTACAATACATTGTCTTAATCCATATCTTCTTTAATGCTTTGCTTATACCTACTTTTATTAGTACAGTCGGATCAACGCTAAAGCCAAAGTCTTGACCAAATATATAGTCTACTTCCTCATTAAATTCACCGACTTTCCAATTGGTAAATATAACTCCCTCAGCTTTGTCTAACCAACCACCTAGTATTTGATGATTGTATCTATCTGGTCGTCTACGTCTTATATCTTCTAATTGCAAAAGAAATGAATCAGAAAGATTTTCTACATTGTCTTTGAAAGTTGTGTGAATATATGTAATATTGTCTACGCATAGATTGACACCTGTGTTAACTCCTTTACCAGCAAAGAATCGTTGGTATATCCAATGCTCTTTAGTAGCAGGGTTTAATATTAATATAACCCTATTAGGTTTGTTCTTTGATCTGACTGATTGGTCTATCTTATCAAAGTCCTCTTCTTTAGTCATCTCCTCAGCTTCATCAAGAACCCAAGTAGTAATTCCATTTATAGATTTAAGTGCAGCTGTTTGATTACCAGCACTTGTTCTGATACCTTTAAAGATTATTGAACTACCAGTACTTATGTTTAAGATTTCATCTTTGGTAATTCTAAAGTGGTGCATAATATCATAGAGTTGTAGTTTTTCTAAGAACTCAGGAATTATTGAGTTTGACGCACTAATCATAGTGTACCTAGTAAATAGTATCTTATGACCTTGTTCAAACGTTAGAAAGGCTAAAAATGTGGTTATAGCGAATGATTTACCACTACCCCTACCACCAGTGATTACAAAATACCTAGAGTCATTTCCAAGTGCATTATATTTTTGGTTCAGACTCGGTTGTTTCATCTATGTCTATTGTGTTTTGTTCTTCGTTACCAGTAAATAGATTCTTTATATTAATATTAACCTTGTTGTTATTATCTTCATTGTTCTCGCCAGGTTTACCAAAACCATACTCCATTAATTGTTTTGCGTGATTGAAAGAACCTTTCTTAGCAAACTCTGCCATAGACTCAAAGAATTCTTCTTGCGAACCAAAGACTTTTGCAATAGCATTTTGTGTATATATTGTTGCCCTATTACGTTTAGCTTTGTTTACTCGTAACGAACTATTTGCATCTAGTACATCAATATTACGTACACCTTTCTTCCTACCATTGTTTCTACGTCCATCATTTGCTTTGACGTATTTATATTGCTTTGGCTTTCTACCCATACTAAACCTCTAACTCTTGATTGTTAACTTTCTTCTCAAGTTCAAAATGATCTCGTAACAACTTATCGTACTCTCCAAGTAAATCTTCATACTTGATTCTCCAATAATGTACCTCACTATATCTCTTGAGTGCTTGATTACCCTCTTGCAATAAAACATCTCTTACTCTATTATAAGTTTGCATAATAGAATCATTATACATTGCCATTGTATCAAATACAGTAAGCCCGTGTATAACTGTTGCGTGTTCTCTATTCACACTATCTCCTATTTCAGTTAAAGATGCGTGTGTAAATTCTTTGCATAATTTAAAGTAAATTGCTCTACCATAAACATACTTTCTGTTCCTAGTATTTTTCTTTATATTAATCTTCAGATCCTTAGATACTAAGATTTTTATTTGTGATAATGTTAAGTTCGTGTCTATACTCATAATCGTTTAATTCAATTTTTATTTGCTTATATGTTTTTTCCTTTGCATAATTTAATGCTTTTAGTATTCCTGCACAAACTTCATACATTTCTTTTTGTTCGAATTCATACAAGTCATCTACTAAATCTCTATATGATACACCTGAAACCAAATCTCTTAAAGCCAAGTAATAGCTTTGATTAATTTGCTCTTTATAAATACTCGATTGTAAGGTATTGGTTGATGTTCTTTGTTTTGTCATATACATAATCTTTATAAGTTTCACACGCTTTTTTAACTTTTTGTTCAGCGTTATCTAAAGTTTCTTGAGTAACAGGAAAGGCTTTTATCTCACCTGTACTCTTATCTATAACCAAAAAAACGAAGTTTTGTACTTGGAAAATTTGTGTGTATATGTATGCTTGTATATCTGTATGATATACTTTCTTTGCTTTATATGCCCAACCATCAAGTGATTGTGTTGTCTTTATATCTACTATCATATCAGATCGTAGGTAGTCAGCTTTAGCACGAAAAGGAAAGCCAAATATATTATCAATGCCAGGTTCTTCAGCTACACCATTTCTTAAATATTCACTAGCTTCTACATTGCTTTCAAACACGCTAATCAAATAACTAATTGACTCTAGTTCTCTATTTGTCATTACTGTTAAGTTTGGATTTTCCATCTCAGCTTCCTTAAACTTTTTTGTTGTTCTAGTACTTGAATCTACAAATAAATATTCGTTTGCTACTTTGTGTTCCTCTAATAACAAAGTGTGAAATAGTTTCCCATCTCTTATTGCTTTCTTATTACTTATATTCTCTCTAACATATTTTCTATATGCTTGTGGTGATTTGTATAATGGCTTCGCACTACTTGAAGATAATGAAGCATTACCTAAATAATCATAATAAAATGTATCATCATACATCTTTAATTTTAATTCATCTTTATCCCATTCGGAATTATCTAATAATTTAATCATCTATACTTTGTTTTAATATTTCTACGCATAACTCTTTTGGTAATATACTTCTATTGTGATTACCACTTAATTGACTTAATCCCATTTGTTTTACTTTCTTTGCTTCACGATCAGTTTTTTCGTGATGACAATCTTTATTGCCATTAAAACATTCTTGTCTAGGTTTCCAACCATTCGTATTGAACATTGGATCATATAGATTATTAGTCCATACATCAGTTGGCTTAGCCATAGTCATACCATATTTACAATACCATATTGTCGTTCTAGGTAAATCTTTTACTACGTCTAATGATCTGAGTTTACCTCTAGGGTTTTCCATATACCAATATTTAGGTTTTAATTCATTAATTATATCTAATGTCTTTTGTACCATCTTTACTCCATATTTTGCTTTATCACTTATTGGTGTTAGTTTATCCCAATGTCGCCATAGTGCTGCAACACTAAATGACGTACAAGGTGGACTTGCCCATATTAAGTCTGGCTTAAATGGAACTTTAGAGATGTCAAAGTCAAAAACGTCTACTACATAGTCAACATTACCAAATTGACGATAGTCAGAACTAAATGTTTTGTGACCAAGTTTTTGTGCTTCTTTACTAAAAGTACAACTTCCTGCAAACAACTCTAAAACATTCACTTGACAAATATAATAAACAATTTATAAACAAGCACTAATTCTCTTTAGTTTCTAAGAATTTTTCTAACGCACCTAATATTCTCCAAGCTGATTTACCTAAATGTAAAATGCCATCATCATCAATAGGATTTTCTATGTGATCTAATAAATGTCTTACACAAGCATCTAATTCATCTTTAGATTTTGACCTATCCCAATGTAGAGGAGTGCCAGGATTATGTTGTTCGTTACCTACGTAACTTACTTTAGATACGTATCGTATTGCTTTAGGAAAGTATTTAAGAACACCACTAAATACAGGTTGTTCTTTTCGGATCTGATGTTTTGATTTAGTCATAATATTTCTGCATCTACTATTGGTAGCATTGCAATTTCTTTAGTTATTTTAAAGTTATCTGAAAAGTCAGTTGTCTTTGGTAATTGTTTTTCAAACCATATCGGTTTAACAAAAAACAAATTCCATTTATATATTCCTTTTGGTGTTGAGTTTATATATATAGGTAGATCAAAATTATCATTAGCTTTTTCTATCATTGCATCAAACTTACCACGTTCAATAACTAATTCGTCATAATGAGTTTTACGACACTTTAATTCTATTCTATGTTTAGTTTTAGGACTATAACAATCCCATCTACTAATCGGACTATTACTCATAACTAAGTCAGGGTAAACCTTTTCCTTTAAGTATATGAATAAATCTTGCTCTATCATAAATACAAAGTATATACTTCTCTTAATCTACTCAGCTTAGAGTTAAAACAACTACCACAACTTGTTGCTACATCATTTGTATTAAATACATAATTATATATGTTTAATAAATCTCTTTGTTGTGCAGCAGTTATAGTATTAGTTTCTTGTTTAAAAAAATCTGTAAGATAATTAAATTGTCCCTCACTTAAACAATTAGGTTTATTATAAGGGTACATCTCATTTAAAGTTTTCTTACGACTATCACAACCACAATCTTTTCCAAGAGCATCAAATATAGTGTCTACTACTTTTTTAATGCCAGTGGCTTTTGTTACTTTTTCGACACTATCACCTAAACCACTAGATTGCTTTTCATATTTAGCAACCCATTGTTTATATGCTTTTGTTCTTTTATCTTTAGGTTTACTAGGAATTTTACTCATCTTTATTATGTTTTATTAAATGAAAATCACCATTAATATAATCTTGGTAATCTTCGTTAAACTTACTATTCATTATTTGTTTATAGTTCTTACAACTATTAAATATTGATGTAACTGATATATGAGTATCTTTTGCAAGTTTTCTCATACTAATATCAGTTTCATAATATATCTTAAATAATTTTTGATCGTACCATCTATCCCAACTATCTACTTCATTTTGTATGTTATCAAGTATAATTTGTTGTGCATAATCTTGATTTCTTTTGTGATAAATATCACTAGTATCATCAACTAAAGGTACGTATGTTTTATAATGGTCATTATTTTCACCAAGATCATCTATGCTAATCATTCTATGTTTTTGTTTAGCTTTTAGATAATCGTTCCATAAATTTTTTATTGTTATGTATACATAAAACTTGTTAGGTTCATTCTCATTATACATTATTTTTTTTGGATCTGATATGTACTTATTAAGTTTCAAGTACATTTCGTGAATGAAGTCCTCAACTAAATCGCTACGAATTCCTATTGATAATCCCATCGCTATCCATAGTTTATGATATTTCGATAGGAGTTCCATCATCTTAATATAAATACATTAATCCAAAAGAAACCCAAGCTAAACCTTATTAGGTCAGTATACTCGTCAGGGAAATATTCTATGTCTTTAACAAAGTCAACACCTAATACAAAACCATTAATCCACTCAAATTGTATACTCATTACATAACTTTGAATTGTACTCTGATTCTATCTTGCTCTCCATAAAACTTACTCATCTTATTAATAACCACAATGTTTTGATCTTGTTCATAAATTAAACCCTCTAAAGCATCAAAAAATGCTTTGTTTAAATTATCCTGTAAATCAGGTTTAGTAGTTTTATAAGTGAATTCTAGCTTTTTCTTTTTTGAGAAACTCTTAGGGTAACTAAATATATATTCTATATAGTTTACCTTAATTATAGAACCAGCTTGTATAATTTCAAAATTATTAGGTAGTTGCTCACTAACTAAGTTACGTAAATTATTTTGATAATCGGTAATCTTTTTTGGTTTATATCTTCTTCCATTTCTTGCAAACCTGAATGATTGATGTGCTTGTGGTTTGATCTGAATGTCTAAAGTAACCAACATTAAAAAGGAGAGTTGTTGTATTCGTCTACGTTATCTATTACAATTGGTAAACCTTGTCTAACTTCAAATGCAAATTGTTTAAATGGTATACCTCTACTTTTTTTACATTCTACTATTACAATATCATTATTAGCACTAGATGTTTCTACACTAATTTGTGTTTCTGTTTTCTTTTCTAAAAACGAACCTAAATGACCGGTAGCTTTAGAGTTATAGAAATTAGAATGTATTACTGTAATTATATGTATGTTGTAATCCAAAGTCCATTTCATTAAATAATGAATTACTTTGTTAGATTTTTCTATATCATTTATGTCATTTAATAAATCAGCTACACCATCAATAATAACTAAACCAATATTGTCAGTTTTAGATATATGCCAATCTATAAACTCTAATCTTTCATTTGGCAAAAATTGTCTTAGTGCATATGTTTCATAACCTGTGCAATCCTTACACATTTTATGCACTCTATTAAATGTTCTTTGTGCGTGGTATCTACTTTGTTCCGTATCATAATGTAATACTTTTTTTGTACCTCTATATCCTTTAATATCTTTTACATAAGTTTCGTGTGAACCCATATAAGCTGATGCTAATAAACTAACCAAAAATGTTTTCTTACTCTTAGGTCCTGCACTTATAAAACTAAAGTTACCATAAGTTCCTAATGGTATAGGTTCTTTATTAAATGCTAATCCTTTTGATATTGCTACAGGTGGTTCTTTTATATCTTCATTAGAATCTACATAACTTTCTTTTAGTATCTTCTCAAACTTCTCTTCAAAATTGATATTATAATTCATTAATTAGGTCGTTTATTATAAGGGTTATTTTATTTTTGACATCATTGACAAATTCATCTATATCAAAATCATTAGTAATATTATTAATAACCATATACTCGTATAGATTAATTCTTAGTTTTTCAAAATGTTCTTTCTTACTTATTTGTATAACACTTCTAAAGTTATTTAAAATGTATGTATTAAAAAAATGTAGAAGCATAGGTTTGTCATTATATAGTTCTTGCTTGTCAAATTTTTCAGTAATATACCATACTAAAAATCTTTCTAAGAACATATTCTTCATCTTCAATTTATTAATATCATCAACTAGATCGTCTAGTAAATCAATTATTTCTTGATCTGAAATCTTATTATATAGTTTGTTTATCTTCTTGTCCATAAAAAAAAGGGAGAGCATACACCCCCCCTTAACTACCAATTATTATGAAAAACTACTAATTAAAAAGGCAAGTCGTCACTATCGTCAGAAACTACTTGCTTTGCTGTTTCCTTAGAATTGCTTTCTGCTACACTAACTTTACCATCAGTCCAAAACACTTTGCCATTACCTATATATTTCTTAGGTGCTTTTGCGTTTCTTTCTTCCTCTGATTGTTCTTCGTACATTGATATATTTTGACCATAGTCATTTGTGAAATCACTAATAGAAATAGTATAGTTTTTATAATTACCATCTCTACCTTTTATTCCAATTGTTCCTAATACACTCATATTTATTTTATTTAGTTATTACTTTACGTTCATCTATTGCTTTTTGCAATTTCTTTTCTACTACTTTAGACATTTTATATTTAGTTTTAATAACGTCTAACGAACCACCCTCTTTTAAATAGTTAATGGCTTTGTCAAACTTTTCACTTTTATCTTCAAGTGTTTCTCTAGCACCGTGTGTATTCGTTGCGTCAGAATCTTGAGTATCATCTATTAAAAATAAATTACCTAAAGCATACTTTTTTGCATAAGAAGAAGCACTCCCTGTTCTTTGTGGATCAGCTTGACCTTTCATATTGAAATCAATCACAGCTTGTGCTTTGCTTTCTATTTGCATATCTACTGAATCACAATCAATTAACTTGGCTGTAGATTCAATGTATAAACGTCCACCTTTATCCTTAATGGTATCACTAAGTTTTAGAGAAAGTTTATATTTCATAGTAAGTGGTTTGATACCCTCAAGAATATCTTCCGCACTTCTATAATAATAATCACCAAACTTATTATGTCTTTTTTTAGGCACATTAAGTTCGTTTTGAATTGCTAATAATTTTTCTGAAATATTCATATATTTAAATTTAGTATTACAAATGTAAAAAAAATAATTAACATTTTATATATAGTTATTAATAATCCAAATACCAGGCTTTTTCAGATCATCATTATCTACGTGAATATGATCTCTTCCAATACCAAATCTTCTAAAACCTACCATAGATAATCCCTCTATAATTAACAATCTTTTCCTTGTGTCAGTACATCTAATATCACAAGCACGTCCTATTAAATGACTTGATGTAGATAATCCACCTTTACGTATATTTTCTTTTGGACTTCTATAACCACTTAGTATTTTGAATTTAACTCCTGCTATATCTCTAGCTTCATCTAAACAATATAGAAACTCTCTATCCATATAACCATAACCACTCCCTGGCATATCAGGGGAATCAAATTCATCATATGTAAAATATCTAAGTTCCATCAAACATATTTAATTGTGTTGTTGTATTATGACTAGCGTCATATCTTTTGTTATCACCTTTAGGGTAAGGTAATATTTCGTAACCTAATGAATTAATCATTCTTTTCTTAAGTCTTTTATTAGCTAATATCATTATGTATCTATGCTTTCTTGATCTTGGTATTCTTTCAAACCTCTCAGGGTGTGCATACATATACTCCGTGCTAAAACTATCACCTAAAGTTCTACTATGCTTATTAGTTCCTTTCTCTTTCCAATCAAAGTTCTTTTTTGTTAACCCTGTGTATATCCAATTAGTTGCTTGATAAATATAACCATTGTGATTTTGGTCTGTATCAGCATAAGAAACTAAAATAGATGGTTTAGGTAATTCATAAAAAGTATGTGCAACAAAATACGATAAAGTGTTTTTAGGTAAATCTTCATTTACTACTAATCTATTTAGTTCTAATACATTGTTTCTCCATTTATTACCACAAACATTATCACATAATTCTTTTGATATAGGATTACCATAAGTACACACTCCTATCAGCTTGTCACTATCATACAAACCAAATGAATATCTAATACTAGGTATACGCTTTGCATAATGCTTATACTTTAACCATTCCTTTGTTTGCTCTTTAGGAATTGATCTGATAATATATTTTTCTATTAATGACATTTTTATATATTTGCAAATGCGTAGTCGTAAATCTACGAAAAAAGTTACAAACTTCAATAGAGATATTGTTGGTTCAGGTAAATTATGAATTTTGTTTTTCTTAGGGGGACTTTTTCTTTTCTTTCTTTTTGTCCTTTTTCTTTCTTTTCTTTTATTTTAATAACTTACGTATTATGTCTTTATAGTACATAAATTCATTTAATGCTAATGTTCTAGCATAAACACTTTCATAATCTTCTATTTCTTTTTCATATTCAATTGTAGCTTTTACATTATTTAAATCAATGCCAGTAATAAAATCATTCCACAATTGACAATAAATTTCAAATTGTCTATGATTCATCTTTTTTTACCTTGACCTATATATTTTTTTTTGTAACCAGGTTGACCTTTAGAAGCGTTTTTAGAATGTACTCCAGGTCTTTTCTTTTTTTTTGGTGGTATATAAATATGAACTTTAGGTCGTCTAGGCATTATTTGCTTATTGATCTGAACTTTTCTGCACCTCTTGAACCAAAGTATGCAACATAAACTGTGATTAATAAAGATTTTAATAGATCAATCCAACCACTATCAACACTAAACTCTAAACCACTTGAATCAACGAAGATTAACAATACCATAGATATAGTTAAGAATATTAATGCCATAGGTCTAGTATTTTTACTTAACCAAGAATCTGATTGCATATCACTAGACCACCTTTTTGATACTTCTTGCATTTCAATAGTATCTTGATTTAGTAATGCTAATGCTTTTTCTTTATCCTCAGGTGGTAAAGTTTCATCTTTACTAATTAAATTTTTTACAACACCAAATACTCCATTGTCTGGTAATACATCACCTAATGAATCTATTATAGATGAACCAGCACCACTTAAAAACTTACCTACTTTAGTGTCTTTTAATTTCTTTTTACTCATATTACCATATATTTAGTTTTGCCATTTTCTTTATATGCTTTTAGACATCTATTTCTATTTTCGTCTTTGCTTACATAAGAAACGTGAACCCAATTAGGATTATTATCATCTCCAAACTCCCATATCATTTGGTCAAAGTCTAAATTCTCCCGAATATATTTAAACATTTGTGCATTTGTTTTATGTCCAAAAGTATCATCTATATCTATTGCTCTTCCTTGACAATGTTGAGATTTTGTGCTACCACCAATTGCTTTATTTAAGTCCTCAGATCTAAAGAAAGAATTTATTTTGATAGCACCACCTACCCAATCTCTTAAAGGTTCAAATATATTTTGTGCTACTCCACTCATATTTGTTAATTGATATGCACTTGGTGTGTTATCAATGTTTAATCGTAAAGCAGTATTAGAACGAGTAGCTTCTTGAAAACTAATATGTTTACTTATACGATCCATTATTACATTTTAATTTTCTTCAACCAAGCGTTCCACTTAGCTGATACATAATGATTAAACGTTTCAAATTGATTTGCTAACCATCTTAGTATTCTTACCATAATTTATTTTTTAAGTAATTGATATATTTTAATAATTGTATATATGAACGTTGCAATAATTAGAAGTCCTTGTAGTATTTCGTTTAACTCTGATATTGTTATCACGTAAACAGCAACCCCTAATATTGTAGGTTCAAATCCTTGCATTATCTTTTATATTTATTTATAATAGATTGTATGCTATCTAATGAAACACTTATTTTCATAGTTAAACCAGCTTCAAATCTAGCAACAGGTTTATTGTTGTTATATATAACAATTGTAGGAACTGATTTAATTGATCTTTTTATATTATCACTTTGTTCCTCTACAAAAGCATATTGAACTTTAGTGTTTTTTAATCTATCTAATCTATTATAACTATTATTTTCGTTCCATTTATAGTTAAAATGTACTGTTGTTACATCTTGACCATAACTAAAACAACTTAACAATAAAGCTAATATTAATATTCTCATTAGTTCTTAGTTATAATTTCAAATAATTTCTCATCAATATCTTCTAACTTTTCACCATTCTCTTGCACTTTTTCTTGTGTATTGATTATTGTTTCTCTAATAAGTTGATCTTTCAGATCATACTCTGTTCTTGACACTTCAGGTTCCGGTAACGCTTTAGCTTCTTCGATGTCAGCTTGTAGCGAATACCACATACCAACCACTGTTACTACTACAGCACCAAGTGTTATTAAGTTCTCAACACTTATGTTGAATTTCTTCTTCTTTATTTCTTCTAAATCTAAATCTGCCATTTTTTTACCATTTTCCTGCTGGACAATATGAAGCTATATCAAGTGCTTTTGCTGCTATAACACAACCACACCCTCTAACTACATTGCCAGTTTTTAAGTTAATTGTTCTTTTTGTTGGATCACATATACCTACATTTCTCATAGTACAATCATTGCAAATATTTAATCTTTGTGTAGCCATACTTTTAGTTTGTTTGTCTAATAAGCCAAACTTATCTTTAATTAAATTACCCCAACCATTTATTATATTATTTATCATATTAAGGTCTATAAACTGTAAATGTATAACTTCCTGAAACATAAACCCCACAACCAGTAGTTGTTGGACAACCTGATGTATGGAATCCTTCTGCACCATTAGAATTAGCTGTATAAGGTGATGCACTATAACTATGAGCTGAACTTCCATAATACGGTAAAAATGTTTTATTTGCTCGAAATCCTTGTAAATTATTATCACCACAACACGCTTGACTTAAACCTTGACCTGAAATACTAGAAGTAGACCTTGAATCTGCGTGGTCAGCAGCAGCACTTCCTTTTCTATAATCAGGTAAAAATCCTACAGCATAATCTGTGTAACTTTTACAAAAGTTAGATGGATTACTACCACTTGTACCTGCAGTAAAACTTCTATTTATACAACTATTGTCAGTTTGCCAACCTAATTGATTATGTAAATATTGTCCATACGCAGCTAAACTTTCAGATGAAACTGCCCAGTTACCAGCATCCATACCAGCATAAACAGCATTATTTGTACTATAACCTGTATATGAAGTTAAAGCACTTGTAGAACTTGACACTGTTGAACCTCTTGTTTCACCTGCTGCATTTAAAGCATAAGCTGTCGCATAATAAGTTGTTGATGCTGACAAACTACTCATTGTTCTATTGTATGAACCAGTTCCACTACCTGATGTATATTTTGGGTTATTTGCATAATTAGAACTTGTACCAAAATAAAACCCTCTTTCAGTCACAGTAGCACCACCATCAGCTGTAACATTACCATTTGCTCTCATACTATTGTACGATATATTACTATTTGAATTTGTTGTAACGCTAGGTGGCGAAGCATTTGCTGTTGCTTGAGTAATAGTAGAACCTCTACCCTCTCCTATTGAGTTCGTTGCGTATGCTGTAATGTAATATGTTGTATTAAAAACTAAACCAGTTTTTGCTAACGAAAAAGTCCCTGTTCCAGTTCCACCAACACTTGTTTTTGTGTTATTAGCGTAATTAGAATCAGTTCCAACATAAAAACCTCTATCAGTTATACTAGCACCATTGTCAGAAGTCGCATTTCCATTTACTGTAAATCCACCAGCTGATACATTGGTAACTGTGTCAGTAGTAACGCTTGGTTCAGAAACACTCGAATAACCATAAAATTCACTCATAGTGTCAGGTTCCGTAAAACCAGCACTATTTGACAACGTTCCTAATGAAACGTCTGTCCCAGTTGCACTTCCATCAACTTCTAGTGCTATATCTCCTCGTAATTGTAAAGGTCCAGAACTTGGTACTGCCATAATTATTTATTTTAAATTAAACACTTTCCATTGTTTCAAATGGTTCTGCTATTTTTAATTGATTATACGCAAAATCAACAATATTTTGTGAGTTAAATTCTTCACTCTCTATATCTATATCAACCATAGGTGTCCAATCAGTTAGATATAGTGGTGTATCTAAATTGTCTTTTGATTCTTTAGATTCAAATACTTTATACATAATACTCAAATACCAAATTTTATCATCTTTTGAATAATTGTGTTGTGTAAAACCACAAGATTGAATAACAACATAAACATCTTGGAAAGACCTTTCTTCATCTAAATATCTTTCCATTATTGGTTGTTCTAATTGTATTGTAGTACCTCTACTTTCATAATGTGGGTGTTCCTCATCTATGTTTTCAGGTATATCAACGTCAACCATTTCTGTACCATTTTGTCTAAATAACCAAAAATTTATATCTCCTTGTAATGCCATAATTAATCTTTTTTACAATTTTCACATTTGTCTAATCTTTCAGACAATTCTTTTACTGATTCAATTAATAGACCTACTAAACCATTATAATCTACAGTTTTAAATGTGTCAGATCCATCAAGTGTGTTTTGCTCTTTAATTAATGATGGTAATACCTTTTCTACATCTTGTGCTATAATACCACCACTAGCTTTTCCATTTGATTTATAATTAAACGTTACACCATTTAATTGTTTTACTTTATCTAATGCACCATCAATAGTTTCTACATTATCTTTTAATTTTTCATCAGAAGATATTACTGTAGAATATGCAACTACATCACCCTCTACTTGTAATGTACCACTATCTTGTAATCTCATATCTTCACTACCATCAATAAAGAAACTAATCTTATCAGATAACACTGTGATATAATCATTTGTATCTAATCCTATTTGTGATACTAGACCTCTTGAATCTAATGAAGCACCATAACTTACTGTGTTACCCATACCACTATGAGCTGTACAATATGTGTATAATGTTGGTGTATCTTGCTCTGTTGTAATTTGCGTATATGCACCAGCACTACCAGGTGTACCATTAGTTGAAACATTAGTTGTGTATTCCGATCCTGATGCGTGTGTACCATTTGCTGTTGTACTAAATCTTAATGGGTGACCATTATTAGATGAGTCGCTTTGGTCAAATCTATATGTTTGTCCTTTTGATAATGTTATTGCTTGGTTTGCACCATCATAATAATATACATTACCAGATCCAGGGTTTACAACTGTAATTGCTATGTTTGTATAAATAACATCAGTTGTATCGTTAATTTTTATATCAGCTAAATTTGTTAAGGCAATAGTATCGTTTGCAATTTTTGCACCTGTAACAGCACCACTACCAATTGTAGCAGTACCACCACTAACACTAACGTCACCACTTAATGCTAACGTAGAACCATTACCAAATAGCGTATATACTTCATTGAAGTTTGAGTTTGTTGATTGCATTGCGGTTCTTAATGGATCACCTGTTCCATCATTTGCACTAGTACCAACGTTTATTACTGTTTTTGCCATTGCTTAATTTTTAATATATTGTTTTATCTACTGTTATACTTGTATCATCAACTAGTTCTAAAGTTGTGTCAACTCGTAAAAAAGAACCATCTGCATCAAATGGGTATATTGCACCCCAACCATTTGTTTCATTTGTATTACCAAAAAAACTACTTTCGTATATCGATCCAAATGCCATCTTTTATCTTTTTAATATAACTCATTAATTTGATTTCGTTCTGCTTTTTTGTCTTATTATGATGTTTAACGTATTTCCCTCTTTTCATTATAATACCCAACCTGTTAAGTTTTGATCTCTCTCAGGGTACATACCACCCTCTTGTGCTGCAGTATATAGTGGGTATGATTCACTATTTTCATTCATATAACCTAAAAATCTTTGAGTGTAAAACTCTGCTTTTTGTTTTGCATCATCAGCTAAACTATCTATTTCTCTTAAAGAAGCACTATCTGAATTTTCAGATCTATGCTTATAAATACCACCATTACTAATTTGAAAAGCAATGTATGGAATTAGAGTAGCTTGTGAATACCAAACTAACATAGGTTTTAAATAATCATCAATTAATGTTTGATTCACAGTTGTTAATGAGTTATTAATTACTTCAAATTGCAATCTATCATATAACTTTGTTCCAAGTTGTGTTTGTATGTAAGTATCTTGTGCTACTTCTACAAATTGTATTAATTTATCTTGGTCTACATTACCATCTATAATAGACTTCCTTTTTAATTCTTTTAATGTTATAAATAGTGCTTTCATTATTTATTATAATTTGGGTGATGCCCTCTATTCGGCATATCTTTTGGTGCAATTGCATATTCTTTTGGATTTGTTGGTTCTTTAAATCCATCTTTTTTTGCATCTCCAATTGACACTTTATCTCCTTGTTTTACTCTCTTTTTATATACGTTTAACATAAATTTGTGTTGACAATTAACACCCCCTTTATATTTAAACAAACTATATCTTTGTCCTTTATGTCCTAACTCTTTGTTTAAACCTCTAAAAGACATCATACTAATATCTTCTTTTCTAAATACTATATTTTGTTCAGCTAAATTTTCCATACTAATACAAAACTTTCTACTATTAATAGATTTTTTTATTGGTGTATATGAATATCTAACTTTAAATGTAGCACTATCTTGATATGACTCTTTGTTAGGATTTGCATCAGATTTACTAGCTTCGTTAGAAAACTTCTCTAAATCAAACTCTTGATCTGAATCTTCTACTACTTCTTGATGTACCAATTCCCATTCATTGTCATCTATCTTTTCTCCTAAAGACTCTAATTGACTTAATAAGTCATCAGCTTCGTCATCACACATATCTATTTTTTCTTCACTAGACAACTTTTCTCCTGTTTCTTCTTCTCTTTTAATCTTAGTTGCTATGTTATCTAACTCAGTAAATTCAATAGGTTGTAACGTAACAAAATATAAGTTTAGATATATTTCATTAAAAGATAAAATAGTCTTAAGAGAGTCTATTAAAAGTGCTTGAAATGGTCGTATAACGATGTTGTCCATTAATATAGAAGCTGTTCTTAATTCTTCTGCATTGTTACCAAAACCAGTGTTGTCTTTTATACCTAATAATATAGGAGATACAACTCCGTGACCAATCATAATCTTTTCTCTCGATTCCTTTGCTAAGAAATCATATTGTGCGTGTGCGTCTGGTAGGTTTATTGGCTCTACTGATGCTTGTGTTTCTGCATCTTCATTAAATGCTAATATAAATCTACCTGCGTTTGATGATCCACTAAATTTATCATATATCTTTCTTTCTATTATTTCTTGTGCTTCATCACCAGGCACACCATTATTAAAGTTTAATAACATAGATGGTTGTAAACCATTCTTAATGTTGTTTATGTGATAGTTAGATACCTCTTCCTCTAAATTACAATATTGCAAACAACCTTGATAGTCGACTGGTGAATAATAATAAAAACCAGGTCTATAAGGTTTTACACAATATATTTCTACTAATTCACTTTTTTTACCAAATCCAAATGCTGGTATTCTTTTTGGTTTATCACTAGGTTTTATATCAGTCCATTTAGGGTGATAATAATATGCTTTTATTTTACCATCTTTTGCTTTCTCAGCTCTAAGTGTTTCAGTAGGAAAATGATAAATTCCATTGATCTGACTTTTTCTCTTGTCATAAGTAACTTGTATAGATGCTTGACCTAAAAGTTTTAAATCATTAACTATTCTTTTTAATTGGTCAGGTTTTAGTATCGCCTGCATTTTACCAAACATCTCTGCTTTCTCTTGTGAATCAGTTGCATCTAATCCTCTACCATATATCATATCGACAATACCATTAACACATCTTGAGTTAGTTGCACTACCTAAATATCTTTCTATAATCTCATCAAAGTATGCGTTATTTTCTCCATACTCAACCCAATTATGTCTTTTACTTTCAATTACTTTAGGTATTTCATACCCTGCTAAATTGATTATTTTTAAATTTTTACTCATATTACTATATATTGTTGTTCAGTTGTTTCAGAATCAAACTCATTATATTTATTTTGATTTAGTGTATGACTAGTAGTATAATCTACTTGACTTGTTGCATATGCTTTACCTCTATAAATTAAGGTTGATCCTTGTTTAATCTCAAATGAATAATTTCCATCTTCAGCTAAGATACTAAACGTGCAAGACATATTTAAAAAATTACCATTAGAAGATAACGCACTTGTTACGTTACTTAACGTTTCATTTTTCTTAGTTCCATCTTCAACTATTTTTAACGTTAAATTACTTGCAACTATATACGATCTTGGTATAATGCTAATAGTTTGTGCATTTGTGTTTGGCAATAATGTTGTCATAAGTATATAACTAGAAATGTTATATATTGTTCCAAAAAAAAAGAGGATCAAATTGATCCCCTCTTTCGTATTAAGAAAAAAACACTCTATTACGAGTTTGTTCCCTCAGTCTTAGTAATTGTACCAGATAAACCAGCAAAATCAGTTGAGTTAAATGCTTCTTGACCTGAAGTGTGTGCCATAAAGTTTGCAGGTGTTGTTTCTTGTGCTGTGAAAGTAAGTGTATAACCACTTAAATCTCCCATAGCTGCACCTGTAACAATTGTACCACCACTTACATCTGCACCATTTACTAATCCCATCATCATAAAGTTACCATTGTAATCTTCAACAGCAATATGTGGTCTACCATAAGCTAATAATTTTAACTCTTTGTTATCAGCTTTAGATAACTTCTTAAGTGTTAAATTTAATGTTTGCTCATAGAATGTAGTACCATTTTCTCTTGAAGAGTTCACGGTTTGTTCTAATGATGAATTACCTTTTACTTGATAAACGAAATATGTTAAATCACCACTATTACCAGTCATATTTGTTATCTCATCGTTTGTAAGAGTCACAGTACCTAATTTACCAAAGTCAACGAAATAAACATTTTTTATTCCACCAACTACGTCTTTACAAGGTTCTTTTCTTCCAAGTGTTAAATCACAAGCCATAATTATTATTTTTTATAAAAAAAGGTAGGTAAGATAACCCCCCCTACCTTTCTTTGAGTTATACAATCTATTTATTAAGAGTAAAGTACGATGTCAGATCCAATAGCGTGTTGTATACCCGCTGTAAATCTCATTACTACTCTTACATTTTGGCTTCCATCAATATCTGCCATATCGATTACTTTTACTTCGTTTTGGTCATTTAATAAACCACAACCAAAGAATAAGTTACCTTTTTCAGCAGCTACCGCTGTGTTAGAAGCTAAACCTGGTGCCATAACCATATTGATACCATCAAATGTTAATGCACCACCATTGAACCATTGTGTACCTTTGTTGTCAGTACCAGCAGCACCTATGTTACTTGCAAAACCACCTAATGCTCTTACATATGCTCTATAAATGTTGTTAGATACATAGATGAATAAATCTTCAGATCCATACACTGCGCTTGGAATAGCGTCTACTATGTTACCTAATTGAGCAATTACGTTTGATGAATCAACTCCACCACCTGCTGCTGCAACGTCATTTACGTCAGCATCAGCTAATAATGTAGTCTTGAAACCATCAAACTCACCAGCGTTTGCGTTAGTACCATTCCAAATGTTTTGTTCCATTTTTTGTGCTACTTTGTCTGCTACGTGAGCAATTAAAAAGTCAGAAAAAGATGGTGGCAAGTTATCAAATGCAGAATATCCCATTTGTACTGCTTCCCAATCTGCTCTAAAGTCTTTCTTACATAATTGTAAGTTAACTTGAAACTCTTCTGGAGTAAGGATTCTCTCAGTAAGAGTTAATGTTGAAGTTGCGTCAAAGTCACAAGTTGCATCTTTTACGATGTCATCAGTTGCTACTTTTTTCATTACTTCTTTATACTTGATGTTTGGCTTGATAGATATGTTACCCTCAGCCAAAGTCTTACCTGATAATAAAGCTGCAGAAACATATTTACCTGCAAATTCACCAGAATAAGTTGTCGTTAAATTATTTGTTGTCGCCATTTTTTACGAATTAAATTTGATTAATATTTGATTATGATTCTGATGCCCAAATTCCTACACCACCTGTTACATACCAAGTAGTTAAGGCTACAGCTTTTAAAGTACACCAGTCACCTTTGTTTGCTGTTGCTTTTGTGTTTTCCCAGTCTTTGTCTACTACTCCACTAGCTACTGAATCAGCAGCTGCGTTAGAAATAGTTCCATTGATTCCATCAGCAGCAGCAGGAGATAAAGTAATAATGTTATTAGCATCAGCTCCAGTGTTTCTGAATGTAAATTCCATACCAATATTATTGGCGTTGATCTCAGGTAATGTGATAACTATTGCATCAGTCGCAATGTTGAACTCACCACCTGCTTGATTAGCTTTTAAGCTCTGTGTTGTAGTAAGAGTGTTTTGTTTTGATCTTGCTCTTAGTACATCATTCGAAGTTGTTATTGTCGTTGACATAATTTTAAATTTGATTAATTATTAGATATTGCGTTTAATACTCTTGAGTAAGTTGTGTTTTGTCTTGCATTAGTTGAATATCTAATACCTAATTTTTCACTTACTTCATTTTCAGGAGAATGTGCTAAAGGTTCTGTAACTTCATCACTAGAAAGTTCTTGTGGAACTTCAGGACTTGTTTCCTCTTTTGCTTCAACCATTCCTCTTAGTTTTTCAACCATAGCTTTAATCTCTGCAACCTCTTCTACTGTTGCATACTTTGGTGCTTCCTCAACAATTTCTTCTTGAGTATCTTCCATAGGATTTTCAGCTAGTACCTCTTCAGCAGAATATGACACTTCTCTTACGTCATCTTCTTGCTTAGGAGTTTCTTCATTAGCGTTTTCTGTAACGCTTTTTGATTCCACCTCTTTTTTAGATTTAGGTGTAGAGTCCTTTAATTCAACTTCATTTTCGATAGTAGTTTCTTCTACTTTCTCTACTTCAGTTGATGACAAAAGAACATCTTTAAGTTTGTTTACTATTTCACTTGCTCTCATAAGATTAAGAATTTATAGTATAACTTAAGTAAATATTATTGTTTTAATTTCAAACCTTACCTATACCCTGTGCTTCTAACGTACCATCACAACATTTTTTGTGATACGTTCTACCATCAGGACATAGACACCCTCTTGAAGAAGATCGAGGGGAAGAATAACTTAATGTAGCGTCTTTTCTTCTTTTCATTTTTTCTTTGTCTTTCTCTTTTTATATTTATGTTTACCTGGCATAACTATTAATTTTTTATTGGAACACAATTAGGAACTTTCACGCCATTCTTTGTTTTCATACCTATTTGCTCGTAACCTGCTTGACAAGGATCATCTTTGTCTTTAAGATTGTGTTCCTCACAAGGCATATACCAAACATCACCCTCGTATTCGTGTGTATGATACCCTGAACAACCCATATCTGTTGCAGCTCTCTCAGCTTCTTCTTGTGTTGAGTATGCTGCTCTGCCATCTATTATAACAGCTGATGCTTCAATTGCATCAAGACCTTTTAATTTAGAAGTAGTCCAATTTAACATTGATTTACCACCCCATAATAAATATGAAATTGTTCCACACGCTTCATTATTGCCTGGATCATAATATGCACTTGCTCTTGATAAATAAGAATATATTCTTTTAAGTGTTGATAATGTAAATTTTTCACCTCTTGCTAATTGCTGCGCTCTTACTTTACCAACTTGTGTTGCACACTTATTGTTTACTTTCTTGTTCAGATCAATACCTCTTTTTGCGTTATTTCTAGCTGATTGTGGGTAACCACCATAACTTTCTAAATCTACTTCTTCTTCTAAAGCTGATAGTGCTTCCATTAATTCAAAGTGTGCGTTCAACTCATCTAAACAACTATCACACGCTTTTTCTTCTATGCTTTCTTTTGGTCTTTCCATTTTATCAGCAAAGAATCCCTCTATTGAAAAACCTTTAACTTCTTCGTTTTTTACTCTTTGCCATACATCATCATTTAATACTTTCATAGACACAACCCAACTTCCTTTAGGTAAATCAAAACCATAAGCATTAGATTTGTCATTTGTTGGATCATCTACAATCCAAGATTCTACAACACTCATACCCTCTAGTTCGATTTGATGTTCGTATGTTGAATTGTTGTGTTTGCTTTTTATAAAGAATAACTCTGATGCTTTGCGAACAGTATCTTCGCTAAAGTAAATGTAATAATCTTCGTTGTCGTCAGCACCTTTTCTATATATCTTTTTGTTAGGTATTAACGCAGGTCCCATAAGAATTCTCTTCTCACCATCTACTTCTGCTAATCTAACTTCTTTATGTTCTTTAAGTGCTACAAAATCTTCTTCAATAGCTGGGTTTTCTACAATAGATATTGCTTGTATTCCACTTATCTCATTATTTTCATCAATGATTAACTCTATTACATTTTCCATATTATTATAACTTAAGTTTTATTTTTTTGTTTTATATCGAAGAATTAAACATAACTTGTCGCATTAATTGTTGTTTTGATGTTATTTCACTTTCTACTACATATGCTTTTATAGGTTTCTCTTCAGCTCCAGCAATAGTTTGTGCTAATTGACTAGTTTGCGTTGCACCTACTACATTAAATGCTGGTGCTTGTATTACTGGTGTTGGTGTATTAGCAATTGACGATGATGCACCAACTGATGCACTTTCAGGATTTCTTATTTCTTTTATAGCTTGTATTGCACTAGCTGTTGTCGCAGCGACACCTGTAAAAGCAGTTACTTTGTTTGTTGTTAGTAAAGCTGTTCCTAGTGGTGCTGTTAGAGGATTAGATAAAAGTTTTAAAGCAGATGCGTCAGCTATACTTTTATTAGCTATAATTTTTGATATAGCACCAGCTTTTTCAGTAACTACTCCTGCTATTGCTAATGTTTTATTTTTTCCTGCTAATTGTTGTAACAACTTACCTACTTGAACTGCTGCTTGAGCTGATACTCGTAAACTTTTTGCTTTAGATTGGTTTTCTACGTCAGCTATTTTAGCTCTTTGGTCAGCATAAAATTGTTCTATCTTTGTTAAATCTTCATTAAATCCTATTCTACTACCTAACTCTTCTTCTTGTGCATCATATAAAACATTTAATTGACTAATTGCTTCTTGTTCTGCTATATTTATTCTCTCAAGAGCATTTGATCCTTGATACTCTTTCATAAACTCACTGAGATCATTTAATGCACCATCTAAACCACTTTCTTCAGCAAATCTAATTGCATCAAATCCATCTTTTAATTCATCATTAGGATCAAGTAATCTTTCTATCATATTTCTATCATCATCTAAAACATCATCATTTAATGATTCAAAAAGATTATCATCAATTGGTTCTATATCACCAAACTTTTTTATTCTTTCATCTACAAACTCATTTAGTTGTCTTTCACCATCTATAACCTCTCTTAACAAATTCAAATCTATATCTCTTTTTTGAATTGTTGCTTCCATTTGACCAATTCTAATATCATTACCTCTAATAATATTTTTTACCCTAGCTTCCGTGCTTACTGTTAACGTTCCCTCAGCTCTACGTAAATCTACTGTTTTTTGTAGTTCAATATTTTCATTTCTAAGATTTGCTATTCTACCTTTTTTACGTTCAAATGCTTTAAGGTCTTTGTCATTAAACTTTTCTAGTTGTTCATTTAGTTTATTACTCTTTTCAGAAAAATCTAATTGTAACTTAAAAAACTCTTGAGATAATTCTTTTCTTTTTTCACCACTAATAAGTTGTTCGTCTAATGCGTCATTTAATTCTTGATTTCCTCTAAGTAGTGCATCTAAAGCAGTGTTTTGATCTTCATAAGATGAATTAACGTCATTTAATATTTGTAGGTATCTTTCAAGTGCTGCTCGACTAGCAATTGCTTCGTCTTTTATTGCAACCATACCCTCTTTTATTTTTTTACTACCACCAAATATAGACGCTACTAATTTTTCAATATCATCTCTAAAGAATGTTAACAACGCAAGTACACCTTGTATTGCTAATACAAAAGCACCACCTTTCATTAATTGACGCTTTAATAAAGTCAATACATTTTGTGTACCACCAACTTTACCACTAAGTATCTCAAAGTTGTTTGCTAAGTTTGATAAGTTGTTTGTTACACCAATAATACCAAAGGGTGCATCTGATATTGTTCTACCAAATTCTACAATAGTGTTAGATGCAAGACCAGTGTTTGCAATCATATCAGCGTTTACTTGATCTTGACTTTTAGTAGTCGTAGTCAATTCACGCATTTGTGCTTCAACTTGTGCTATTTGTGCATTATACTTACCATATTCAGAAGATGTTTTAGCTAAAGAATCTCTTTGTTGTTTTAATGTTCTTATTTGTTTTTCAAAACTAGATACAGTTCCCTCAAGAAGTGCATCGGTCTTTTGTAACTCTCCATTAATTTCAACAAATGCTTGTTCAAGTGTTTCTACCTCTTGACCTAATTCGTCAATGACAACTCTACTTTTGTCAATAACCCTAATAGTATAAATTAATTCTTTACCCTTTGCCATTAATTACTCTTTTAAAATGTTCACGAACCTCTTTCATATTTTTCTTTGCTTTGTATTTACCTTTAGCAATATCTACTCTTTCACTAATACCATAGTGATCGTCTAACTTCAATAACTCTATTAAATTTTTAATCATTATTCATCTGTTTGATCTGACGTAATTATTCCACTATCAACATAAATATCAGTCGCATCTACTGTTAAGTTTCCTACTACTGGTGCTGATGGTGGCGTTGTAGACGTTAAACAATCTGCATTATAAACTAGATTATTTTCTCCACCCATATACCCGTGATTATAACACTCGTAACTCATTGTACCAAAATCACCAGCAACAGTTATAGTAATGTTACCATAATAGTATGTATATGTATTACCATCTAACCCAGTTTTTGTACCACCACTTGCTGTACCTGTGTAAGTAATTCTACTTTCTTTACCAAAGTTGTGAAATGCAATTGGGTGAGCTGATGGAACGTCATTCATTACATAAGTACCTAACCCCATTTGATATGTACCATACTTGTTGTCAAATACATAAGCATTACCACTTGATGTTACTTCTACTCTAGCATTAAAGTTAAGTGCTAAACAATCAAAAGAAACAACATCATAATATCTTTGTAACTCTAATTTTGATTGTCCATTTTGTAAATCTATATCAATTTTATTTATACTAAATGTTTTATCTAATATTCTAATCTTGTCAGCTAAAGAATATTTAGATATAAAAGCATTAGTTAAATTTGCATTTACTTTTATTAACCTTGACTTTACATCAAACAGATGTTCAATATAATTTTTGTAGTATATATTAAATAAATTATTTACGTTACTTTGCTCGTTAGCATTATAAACTCTATACTCATCTACCTCTTCTCCAAAATGATTAGATTGTGATGTATTTACATCAACTGAATTTAGTGGCACAAAATAAGATGTAATAGCACCATAGAAAACTGCATTATTATTTACATCAGTATATACGTATGGTATTTGTGTACCACTAGTTTCTCTATGTGCGTAAAACAATAATGGTTTTTTACTAAAATGTGGACTATATTTTTCTTCTTGGAATGACTTAAAACCCGCTGTACTACCACCACCAATAGCTACATTTCTTTCTGCATTACTTCTTTTAACACTAAAACCTACTTGTAATGATGATGGTGTTGTACCATCAACTAATAATAACCTTTCATATTTTAAATGTGAAAAAGGTGGAATTATTTCATACTTTTGTTCACCTCTTGAATCACTATACGTCCAACTTTCTCCACCCCATTCTAATCCAAAGTCAGATCTATGTTGTTCTGCAAGAACTGCTTCAGTATCTTCATACTTAAATTCTATTTGTGAATATGGCATCAATCTTTCTACACTACTTTCCTCAGTATTTACTTTACTTGTTATATCTAATTCTGAACTAGATGAAGCATAATATGAATCATACGTCATAACTCTTATTCTTTTCATATTTGATTGAGTCGTACTATAACTACTACTATCTGTATTTTCTACAAAACAAACTAGATTAAACATTTTAAATAAACCAGATAGAAATTCTATAACATTCATCTCAGGCATATTTTTAGATATACTAAATTTACCTTTGTTAAATGTTAAAGAACCACCAGTAATTATTACGTCATTATATTCTTCATCATCTCTATCTCCAGATATAACAAACTTAGCTTCAAAACCATTATTAATAGTTAACCCTGTTGATGAGAATAATTCAAATTGATAATCACCATCTTGTTCTACGTAAAAATCATAATCTTTTGATGTACCATTACCAACTGATGTTTCAAATGTTCTAATAACTGATCCATTTCTATAAATCCTTAAACCAAAAGCATTAGAAGTATCAGTAGTAAAAACTCTAAATCTACATTCTATATAATCAATATTTTCAGCAGTAGAGTTTCTAATTATAATTGTGTCACCTGATTGATTCCCTGTAAGACCTGATGAATTTACAGATGATATTTCTAATAAACCTTGATTAGAAGCATCTTGATATAATGCTATTGTATTACTAGAAATATTAAATGAATTTACTTTTATTTCTTTATCACCCTCACTAAATAATGTGTTAGCTTTTTTATCTTTATTAAGCCACATATATAAATTGTAGTAATCTTTATTACTAGCATTAAAGAAATCATTAGAGAATTCTATGTTTGGTGTATTAGGATCACGATTTATTTTTTGTTCTATTGCACGTAAAACTAAATGTACTCTAAGACCAGGTTTAAGATGTTCAAATTTCAATCCATTTATTTGGTTGTTTAGAGGATAGTCGCTTGAATTGTAATATAAATTACCATCACTAATTACTCCATAAAAATTTGTATTGTTTGTATAGTACAATCTTTCAGAAGTAGATATTAAAGGAATAATGATTGGTTGTGTATAAAATAATTTTGTAGTTATAGAGTTACCAGCATTAGGAGCAGTGTCAAATGTAACATCTCCTGATGTATAAGAGTAAGAAAAATCACTTGTAGCAACTTCAGATCCAGCATTATACAACTTAAAATCTGTATCTAATTGTGGATATGGAGAATATAACAATCTAAATGTTCTTTTTACACCATCTCCTGTTCCTATTGTAAATTCATCACTAGATGTATAATCTTTGCTTTGTGTTAAGTAATGATAAAAAGAATCTCCACTAGAATCATAATGACTATCATTAATATTAAATCTTTCTAACCATTCTAAGTTTGTCAGCTTAACATTATTAAATAATTCCCTAAGCAATTTTAAGTTACCATAAAAAGTTACTTTATATGAACTAGGTTTATTAAATTTAAGTTTGACACTTTCTAGTGTTATATAACCATCTTTATATGGTCTATCATTTATTTCTATTCTAGCTTCCTTAGATGATCTAGCGTCAAAATTGTTTCCAACAAGATCATAATTATAATAATGCTTAAATAATTTATTATTCCTAGAAGTTGCCGGTAAGTTAAAGTTACGAGAAAAATCAGTAAATATTTTATCAGGTTCTCTAAAGTCTTTTATACTACTTACAATATTTATTGAACCATCTTGAAATACATCAACTTGTTCGTTTTCTATGTATAATTGTATTTTTTGGTTCATTATCTAATGTTATTGATACCATCAAATGCAAATTCAAAGTTTATTGTATAATTAACTAATTTATCATTTACACTTGTTTTGTATTGGAAGTTAGAATCTTTTACTAATATTGGTAATGTTTGATTATCTTCTCTAATCCATATATTTTCTGATTGTAATAGTTGTCTTATAGTTTCATTGTATTCTTCTCTTAAAAATCCAGTGTTTAAAGTTATTGATTTTGTAGAAGCAACATCTTGAACAATATTAGAGGGTGTAAATGTATCGTAAGTAGCAGAACTTGTTGTTGATCTGATTGTACTTGTAACAAAATTGTCTTTTTGCACACTTAATCTATCTTGTCTTTTTTTGTTAAAGTATATATCTTGTATAACACCAAATTTATTTATAAATGAAACTTTATGATTTGTGTATTTTGTGTCACAAGTAAATATAGGATATATTGTTTCAGTAGCACTTCCAATTTGTGCGTTATATGAAGAAACACTAGTGTTAGTTGATACTATTTCTATTTTACTAGCTTGTATTGTACTTGATACATAAACAATAAAATCGTCAGAAGTTTCTAAACCAGGAACGTTAGTTATAGGTGAAATAGACTTACTATCAGCTACCGATTCTACACCTGTACTATCTTTTGTGTAATATATAACATTTGTAACCCCATTCGGCCCTTTATAAACAGGTATATGGTATTGTATATTTTTTGGTATATATAAATAATTATTACTAAATAATTTTGATGTAGATAGTATTGAATTTAATCCATCTTCAAAATATGTATAACCTTTAGTTGCTAGACCATATTCTGTTGTAGAAGTAGGTGTTGATAAATCAGTATATTGATTTGTTTTTACATAATACCACCAACAAGTAGTGTTTATTGTATTATAATTATTATCAAATGTTACATCAATGTAATCTTGTACTAGTTCGGATATTTCAAACCTTACAGTGTTATTTGAATCAGGGTTTGATTTTGTTATTGTATATTGTGCTGTTGTTGGTTGTGAATTAAAACTTCCTGTCCAACAATACAATTTTAATGTAGAACTCTTTAATGTAGCCATCTTGTCTTTTTTAATATAACTTAAAAAGTAAAAATAGTATTAATAGATGTCTACTCCTGCACAAGCACCAAAATTATAAACTATTCCAGACCTTACTCCTGATGGATTACCACTATAACCTATTTTAAATGCGTTTCTATCTTCATTAATTCTAAAACCAGTTTCACTTGTTGGTGCGTATATTGTACTTAATGCAGTGTCGCTATATAATATAGTTCCATCTCCAAATGTTCCAACATAATAAACATTTAAATCATAAGTAAATAGTGTACTACAAGCAGCAGATGTATTTAAAGCCGAACTAGAAGATATTCTCATAACTTTAATGTCAGATGGTCTTTCTTCCGTTGGGGGTGGTGGTGGATTAACAAAAGCATCACACGAAGCACAATCCCTAAAGTTAGTTAGATCATCAATATTAATAGTTGTCGTATCACTTGTAGTTGTAGAATATTCATAACAAATACCATTATATACAACACTAGGATATTGGTCTTGAAATTGAGCAGTAGTTAAATTATCTATATGACCAAATACTATTGTTTGTGATGCGTCATTACATTGTTTGTATACTCTTCTACCAGTAAGTGTTGTTGATGGGGGTGCAGAACCACCACTAGTACAAGTTGAACAATCATTAAAAGGTGTCCAAAATAAATCTTCAAATACTAAAGCGTCTGGACTATATGCTCTAACATCTCCCTCGTTATTATGTAAAGTAAAAACTGTGTGTCTACACTTTGTAGTGTCTGCACCAACTCTTAATACATTTGGTAATGGTGAGTTAGATACAATATATGTTAAAGTACCACCTGTACTACCACATAATCTATAAGCACCATAATATTTATTAGGATCAACGACAACTTCTTCTTCAACAGTTATATCACCAATACAACTTTCACAATCACCATATGGCTGCGCTCTTTCAAAATCCGAAGTAGATAGTGTATAATAACCACTAGGTAAATTATAATTATCAGCATATATTTCAATTAACTCATAACAACCAGCACCACCTGTTTGACCAAAATCTTTTAGACTTAATATATTACCTAATTGATATTCAAAATTATCAAACACTATGTATTCTAATCTTCCAGAATTAGCATCACCAGTACTCGTACATCTTCTTAAAGCAACCTTTTGTATGTTTGTTGTAGGTTGACTAGCTGGTGGACCTGCACAACCATAATTTATACAAGGACCTGCGATTCCACTTGCTTCAATGTATCTATAATTATTGTTAGTTCCATTTGTACTATCAGAATAAGTACCTGGAGATAAAGCACCAGTTCCATCTGCATTTGCATAGAATTGATTACCAACACAAAAAGCAGTCACTGCATCTCTATCACCATATATTGTAACTGTTGTTCCTGAACTACAAGCTGTGTCACTTGCAGCTCCAGTACTTGCAAATCTTAATGCAAAACTTGGTCTTGTTTGCCACGTAATTTGTTTTGCAGTCGTAGCAGTTAAATCTGTAACACCAACACCACTTACTTTACAATTATAAAATACATCACCAGCACTTGTTTGCGTTTCACCACCACCACCAACTTCGTTAATAATAAGTTCAGATGATGTTTCACCACTTATGTCAGATTGACTACCTGCTGAACTACCTTTAGTCCATTGATAAGTTGGGTTTGTTATGTTTTCTGCTATTGCAACTAATTTTGTTCTTTGTGATACAAAAGCAAAACCTTGATTATTACCATCACTTGTTGACATACTTATTGTTACTCTAGCACTAGATGTTATTGTTGTATTTGGCGATACGTCAGTACCACACATTTTGATAGATGAAACATAACCAGGTGGGTAGCTATTTACATATGCGTAATGTTCTTGTGGCGAACCATCACTACAAGTTAATATTAATTTATACCAATTGTCAGTACCACCAAAAGCTGATGATAAATTATTGTCAGATGCTCTTTGCGTATATAATAATGCACCCTCTGTGATTGCACCATTATAATAAACCTCTGTGTCAGCTAATAAATCACAAGCAGTTGCACCAAGAGGACCTGCTATTGTTGAATAGCTTGAAGATATAATTGCTGTGTTTGGAATATTACTTGATTCTTCAATGTTACAAGATGTAGGTATAGTAGCACACTCAACATAACCACTAATTCTTCCATCAGCTTGTTCACCAATTATCGCATTATTATTTGAACCTATCTTATAATATTTACCATCACTTGCATAAGGAGTTTGTAATGATTGATCTGAAAATAGAATAACACCATTTCCTAAAGCACTTTGACCATCAAGTAAAACAAAGTAAGCTGTTTCTGACGCAGTGTCTGCACAAGCAATACTTGCTAATGTTCTACCAACAGGAGAAACTAAAACAGTGCTTGGTGTCACTTGTGTTACTTCATCATATATTTTCACACTAGTAGATACTGTTGGACTAATATCAGTTAACGTCAATGTAAAAGTTTCATAAGGTTGCTCACTTATACTATCTTTAATTGCTTCAAATGTTTCTTGTGCAGAATTATTAAATACTTGAAACGATCCTGTTAATCCATTTCTTACTAAATCACTTGCAGATACTCCTGTTATTTCAAATGGAATAGCTGTATCATCAGGAATATTTTGTGTTGTTAATTCTATTGTAAACGCATCACCCTCAGTTGCACTTGTAACACTTGGAGTTAGTATGTATGTTTCACTTAAAGCAAGAGTACCAGATAAAGATGAAGCTAAAGAAACATTAGCACTACCAAACGTACCACTAAAAGTAGCAGTTGATATTGCAAGAGCAGGATTTGCACTATAATTAGATGCAAGTGTTAAAGCAATAGCAAAACTATAACTATCACCTTGTCTACCTTTTACTTCAAACTCTTCGCTAACTAATTTTTGTAAATTAACTACTTGTTGTGCTTGTATGCTTGATGATTTAGTTACAGTACCACTATAACCTGGTGATGAAACTGATGGTAATATTCCATTTGTAATTGTAAGCGTCGCAGTATATTGAGTTGATGTTGCCCAAGAAACTATAAAAGCTGTAGCAGTTATTTGATTTCCATCTGCGTCTAGTGTACTACAACCATAAGTAAATTCTTGATTAGTTACTCCACCCCCTAACGTTTCAGTAAATGTAATGTCTGGTGTTGTACCTGCAGCAGCAGCGTTTCCACCAGTCCACGTATAAGTTCCATTAGATGTAAAGTTAATAGGTATTGCACGAAGTGTTATGTTAGAAGCTGATGTTCCCTCTCCTGGACTATTTACTTCAACGTTGTTAACTACTTGTACTATTTTAAGTTGATATATCTCTCTTCCCTCTTCACTAGTTTGATCTGTTGATCCCTCAGATCCTGAAGCTACTATGTAATATGGACTCCTACTATTTACTTTGTTTACTGCCATCGATTGTTATTTTATTTAGATGTGTTTCTAAGTCTTTATTATAACTTGCTTCTATCTCTTTTGTTATTGAAGCATAATATTTTTTGTCAATGTAATCTATAATATTTGCACCTCTATTTCTACCCCCAAATCTTGCAATTGTACCATCACGCTCAATTTTCTTCATTATTAGATATGCTAAATCCTCTATTGAGTTGTTTGCATAATTACTAACTACATTTTTTGCTCTAATCCAATTCTCTATTGCACCTCTATCAACTTTTCTAGGATCGCCACCTTGATCTACTTCGTTGAAATATTTCGCAGCGTAAAAATTTAGAAATATATCGTTCTTTTTTACAAACACTACACTATTCATACTTCTCTTCAAATTACCAGTCGCATTTAGTTTTGCAGGTGGTGTACCTTTTTTTACATCTAGTTGACGTTTTAAGTCAGCTTGTATTTTTGTTCTAAGTTTATTTAGTGCTTGTGATGTAAATTCATAGATCATTAGCAAAGAGATAATTCGTTTGTAGGTACTTCTATTTCTATTGTTACACCCCACCCTGCAAGTTCATTCTCATATGAGTCGATTATTGGGTTGGCGATTACAGATGTAGTTATTTGAAAGTTCTCTGAAAATGTATCTCCTCTTCTCATTTCTTGTTGTAATAGATTTACTACTTGCAATTGTGTATTTAATACATCTTGTAAGTTATCGTTGCCAAAAAATTCATCTTCATCTTCTTTTGTGTTTTTATCATCTACTATGTCTAAGCACAAAACTTGTATTGTTGCACTCATTATTCTATCATCAAAAGTAACGTCACCAAATACTATATGTGCTAATGGGTATATAGTTGTCTTATTCAGATCTATTTGTAGTAGATCACCAAATGTAACATATTTAGTTATTCCATTTGCTCTTAATAATGTTTTTAATTTATCTAGTATTGTATAGACCTGTCTCATTTTGTATGTTTTTTTAGCATTTTATGTTCTAGTTCGTTTTTCTCTTTCTCAAACTCTAACCAAGTTAGACATTGAAATAAGGGTAATTTTGTAATGTTTTTAAATTTAGTGACATCTCCTTGAGCGATTGCGTAAATTGATTGATACCAACCCCATTTTGTTCCAAAGTTTGACGTAGAGTCAAGTCCTTGTTCACTTGATCCACCAAAGAGCGAATCATATGACTCGACAACTCTTTCCCTAAACGATAAAAAAAAACATTAGCACCTATGGGAACACTTACTGGTGCATCTAACATAACGTCAGAATATTTCTCACTCCCCTCATAATCCTCTATCTCATATAAATTTTTGTTTTTATATATTATAGGTCTATATAGTACAGCCATAGCTTTGTGCATAGTTTCCCAACTTTGTATGTATTTTTCTAAATCTACAAACTCACCTAATGTAATATCGTCTATCTTAGGTATAAACCCAAACTCTACTTCCTTGCCATTAGGATCAGTCATAGTAAATCTTTGTTGTAATGGTGTTTCTTCTTTAAATATTGTTGCTAGGTGGTTTATGATGTTGGAGAATGCAGTCATAGGTAGTTCATATGCTTTCTTAAGATTTATACCACAAAATATTTCTAGCATCTTCATATTAGCAAAATCTATCTTCTCTTGAGTAGGTTCTTGCTCTTGATTAAAGTCAACTATCTTAATATACTTTTGGTAATCTATCAGCTTGACCTCTGATAATGTTCTAGGTACTTTTACTTTTATTTCCTCAATCATACTTATATAACTTATGTATTATTATTTGTCGTATAACAAAATTAAAAAAAGTAGTTATATTATCGAATATATTGTAAGAACAAATAGTTTATCTTATCTTTGTATGGTAAATATATAGATTCACCAAAATTATATTCAATCAGATCATTTCTGAGTTCATATTAATTTAGTTATTTAAATCCTTTAGCAAAGTTCCAAGCACGTAAACGCCCTGATCTTTTCTAAGGGATTTTTTTGTTTTCGCTTGAATTTATGAAAGTGGAGTATTCACTAGACGTATACCGAATTTTACGTTGAAATTACTAAATTGACCTATTCACAAAAATAAAGTACTTAATTGCGTTAATTCCATTGAAAAAGAGCAAAATTTGTGCGTCCTGATTTCCGATTGAAATTAAATCCATTTATTAGTTAATAGATTAAACTTATATTGATACTCAACATTATAAAAAATAACTATATTTTATTTTTATGTACAATTATTGTAAATAACTATTTTTTTTTGTATCTTTAATTAATTAAAATGGGTTGATGACCTCGTCTTAATGTTAGTCGAAAGCTGACGCCCATTTTTTTAACTAAATGAGGACTTTATATCCTCATTAGTTCATTGACATATTGTAACTAAATTATAAAACTATTATGAAAAAACACATTTATATACGTAGGTTTATTAATGACTATAAACCAACAAGAAAACAATTAGAAATCTTTTGTAAGTA